TTAATATCATCTTCAGTAAGTTTATATTTCAAATACATTCTTTCCACACCATCAAAATGACGTTCTTGGAAATATTGAAGAGCATCATCTACCAAATCATCTATTTGCTCATCAGCAACATTAATCTCAACTACAGGTTCTCCTAACCTTCTTAGAGAATAGTCAATTAATTCTTGTCTACTTGCTGGTTTTGACATTAATACGAACCTCCATCAATCGCTCCTGCTGTAAGCAGTCCCGTAATATTTACATTTGATGAGAATGTTGCTATTCCAGCAACGACTAATTCATCTAAGTCAGTTTGTCCATCAACATCTAAACCACCAGTGCTTACATCAAGTTGTACGAATGAAGAAATACCAGTAGCATTAACATTAATAAGATCTCCTAAGAAATTAACATTTTGACTGGAATTTATACGAAGTGCTTCATTTCCACTAGTATGGAAAGAAATTGTATCAGCAGCAGGGAATCTTATCTTTGTATTTGAATCTCCCGTGTGATATATCGTATCAGCAACATCTAAATTACCAGATACTGTTACAGTGCTACTGAATGTAGCAGCACCAGCAACGACAACTTCATCTAAATCTGCTTGACCATCTACATCTAAACCAGCATTAATATCTACAGCAGAAGAGAATGTAGCAACACCAGCAACATTTAATCCTTTGTTAATATTAACATCGGTGGTAGTTACAATACCAGTTATCCAAAATCCACCAGGAGTGATTGTGTGAAGAACTCCTAATCCACCAAGATCCCAAGTGGTTTGGGTACCATAAAATGTAGTAACACCAGTAACATTTAGTTGATCTAGTTTAGCACCACCTACTACATCAAGACGATTATTAACATCAACAAGAGAAGAAAATGTAGAAACACCAGAGACATTTAAAGTAGTACTATCTAATTGTCCTGTTACTGTTACACCAATTCCTGATGTTTCAAAACGTTTTAAAGCATTCCAATATGCTTCTACTGCACCATTAGGAGAAACAACTAATCCCCTTTCTCCACTGGTAGGATCTAAATAAATTCCTCCTCCAGTTCCACTAACACTTCTAAGATAAAGAGTTCCAGTATTATTATCCAGATAAGTATTATTTGAATCATGGTAGATTTGTAAATCTCTACCATCACCAAATGTTGCATATCCACTATCACTAAACTCTAAAGAATTCTGACTTCTATCCCATTTAATGTTTGCTGAATCACCAACAATATCTATATCGCTTTGAAAAGTAGCAATTCCAGCAACGACAACTTCATCTAAATCAGTCTGCCCATCTATATCAACACCACCAGTGCTTATATCCAATCCAGTGGCAGTTACAATTCCTGTAACATCTAATCCACCAGCAGTTATTACAAAGTCATCGCCAAATGTAGAAACACCAGTTACATTTAACTGATCAAGTGTTAATCCACCAACAATATTTGCACTTCCATTAGCATCTATAGCACCAGCAAATGTAGAAACACCAGAGACATTTAATAGGTCAGTTTCAGTACGTCCAGTAACATCAATACCTTCGGCAGTAGTGGCAAATTTCTCATTACCATTATAATATAATTTTACATCAGAATTAACAGTAGCTTTAAGATATGTCTCACTATCATTTTCTCTTTTGAGTATGATCGAATCAGCACGAAGTTTAAGATCACCAGTAGAATTTTTTATATGAGTATTACCTGAATGCCATATCTCAAGATCATCACTATTTCCAAATTTTAATCTGGCATCATCAGTAAACTCTAAATCATTTTCAGAAGCATCAAATGTTATATTCTGACCACCAGCAGCACCCTGGAAAACTACATCAGCATTATTGAATGTAGTAACACCAGCAACTACTAATTCATCTAAGTCAGTTTGTCCATCAACATCTAATCCAGCATTAATATCAACAGCAGCATCAAAAGTCGATACTCCTGCCTGAACTGCAATTCCACCACCAAATGTAGCAATACCAATAAAGGTAGAAACACCAGTAATTTTTAAATCTGTAAATGTATTTGGTGCAACTTTAATAGCAGTTTCAATTGTTGCTGTAGTTGTTGCATCAAGTGATGTAATATTTTGAAGTTCTCTTGCACTACTAATTACTTGTGTGGATCCAATGCTAAGTGATTGTACACTTGAAATTCCAGCAACATTTAATCCTCGTAATATATCTACATCTGCATTAACATCAACAGTATTGGAAAACGTAGATATTCCTGTAACTGCTAATTGTCCACCTAAATTTAAATTCTTTCCTACTCCTATACCACCAGCAAAAGTTACAGAACCAGTGGTTACACTTATTGAATTTGTTGTTCCAGAGAATGTTGTTATTCCACTCGCATCAGGTCCAGCCGTAAAATGATATCCATAAGCATCCAGGACATCCGACATATAGAATTTCTCTTGGGTATTATCCCATACGAGTAGCATTCCATCTTCAGCAGATCGTGTAGTATCAACGTCAGTTAGATTTACTATTCTTGTCGGTGGTGCTGATGCATTGGATAATACACGAATTACATTTTGAGATCCAATTCTATCGTTTATCGTTGGCATTACCTAGTTACTCCGGGTCGTACTAATGCTGTACCTTCAACTGCTTTATAATCTTTTCCAGCATTAACTATTTTGACATCATATACATATCTTCCTGGTTTTAATGTTACGGTGTTTGATGCCGTCATTGTTAAAGAAATCATTCCATTCTCAGGATCAGATACTGTAGCTGCAAAAGCAACTGCAGTAGAACTTGTATATGATTTCCTAAGTTGTGCTGTACAGGCAGCTCCAACTAGATACAATGGTTCGTTAGTTCTGGTATCCTCTAGTTGAAAGGAAGTATCAAAATCATAACCCTGTTCAATTGTGATATTGGATACATATACTGCCATTATTATTCAAGCAAATACTATTATCTTTAGATATTTATATTATCTCCCATCGTCAATTTTTTAAGTAAGGATTTAATTTCATTAATATCATCTTTCATCTTATCCAATTCATTTTTTTGTAATTCTTTTTGACGTAAAGAATTAACATACTGATTGTATCCAATAGAATCACAATTAATTATGGCACCACTTTTTTCATCTCTGTATAGATGTGGATGACCCTCTACTTTCATCATCTTACTGCTATACTCCTTAATTCTCTTATTCTTGGTGCATATGCCTGATTTGTACCAGACATTACAATTTTAATTGCATATCCAGTAAATAAATCCAAATCATCTACTGTAAATTCATAATCTAAGAATTGATTTGTTAAACTAGCAGGAACAAATGTATCTGGTAAACCACTATTTAATGATTCATCAACTACCTTGAATCCAGACTCATTAGTAAATGTTAAGTTATCATATCCAGGGAATAACTGGAATTTTTGTTCAACTTGAGAAGAATCTGGTCTTATTAATGTATAAAGTACTCTGAAATCTGCAGAAGAATGTCTATAAGCAGATAAAAGAACTTTAAGAGATGTTGCTGGATTTTTCAAATCAACTACTCTAGAAACATAAACAGCAGAATGAGGATCATTTAGGATTGAATTAACTCTACCATCAGTAGGATAATTGACTACAGGTTTATCTAAACGACTAATTCTTAATTCTGAAAATGCAGTATCTAAATGTAATATTGGAGATAAATTATTATCTGTAGTTCTAAAATTAATTGCAGTAGTAAGTGATTTATTTCTTGGTAAACCACTCAAATATTCATCCTGATTAACCTTAGAACATATAATTCTAGTAGAAGTTAAACTATTGGGAACATTTAATGCAACTGGTTCGTATCCAGAGTCATTAAATGAAGATTCTGAACCAGATACACTAGTACCTGTAATAGTTCTAATTCTTGCACTTGCAGAAGTTAATGATCCAGGTGTTCGAATATTATAATAAGGAGTTATTGTTGTATATGCAATATTTTCTGTGGATCTTACTCTAGAACCACCAACAGAAGATTCATTAGAGAAACTAAGTGCAGGGAATCCAGTGGGAACTCCATCAACACTTCTATTCACACCATTTGCAGACATATTAATTGCTATATGATAATCATCTATACCAATAGGATTAGCAACAGTATGTTCAACATCATTAATTCTTCTCAAAGAAACTCCATTAAGTTCATACTTATATACTAAGTCATTGTTATCATGATTTGTTATAACAGTAGAATCAACACCTCTACTACTTATTCCAAGAGTATTACCAGCAGCAGAACTATATGAAATAATTTCATTACCTATTTTTAAATATCCTGGATTAGTTGCAGATACAGATTGTCCTTCAAAAGTAGTAAAGTTAGTACCACTTAATACAGTTATATTAGTAGTTTCTGTATTAGTTAAAGATGCACTCAATGTAGTTGGTGCTACACTAGATTCAATATCACTCAATACAACCTTATTGGTATTAGAATACATTCCATGATTAAAGTGCGATACTTTAATATAATTTCCAGAATATTCTCCACCAGTTGCATTAGCTGATGTTACAGTAACAGCTGTTGAAACTATAGTACCTGAATTATTATAGTAACTTACTCCTATTCCTGTAGCAAATTCATTTCCAGAACTACCAACTTGACCTAATAGATTGGATACAAATAAAGTGTCTATATCACCAGATTGTTTAATAGTGATTTTAGCACCAGTACCTGTTCCATGTGAAAGTGTAGCATTACCAACAGTGCTAGTTACAATGCCAACAACATCACCATCTTGATATCCTTTACCACGGTCATCAGCAATTCCTGTAAATGTTACTACACCAATGGCTCCTGTTGTAGCATCTACAGAAGTAATATTTAATTTTAATCCAGAACCACTACCAACATAATTAAAGGTGTCTACAGAACTATCAGTTGTATAATTAAGTCCTCCTTCAGTTACAGTGCCACAATCAAAGACGGAACTTCCCCTACCAACAATAGTAGCAGATCCACCTTTACCATTAACACCAGAAAGTTTTCGTCCTGCTGTTAATATTCCAACTAAAGTGCTAACACTAGGAATTGTTTCATTGAGTTTGCTAATATTAATAGTAGCAGTTTTGGATAGTGTTTTTATAGGATCTATTCCTAATGTTGGAATATATCCATTACTTCTACTTAAATCTGGATTATAGAAGTAGGCTGTTCCCGTTTCTTGAGTAAAGTTTGCTTTATATAATTTAAATTTAAGATCTTGATATTGATTTGGTGTCCATATAGAACCATTTTGAGACTTAAATAAACTTCCAAGTGCAAATTGCCTTTCATATACTGCAGATGCTGCATTTTCAGTAGGTGGTATAGATGTTGCTTCTACAGATTTTTCACCCATTATAGCAGTCCACATCGTATATTCATCACTATTGGCAGAAATTATTACTATGGCATATTCTCTACCTGGTGCCAAATAAATTGGTTCTGGGAATTTTACATTGGTTGCGAGAGATCCATCATCTGATGTTTGTATATTACTTATAATATTTCCATTAGCATCTGTTGTTGTAGGTCTTAATGTAACAGTTTTTCCAATAACATTCAAAGTAGGGAATCCCAAATCAACAGTTCTTACTTGGACTCTAAGAGGAGCATTTCCACTATCTACTGTGCGGAAGAACAAATCAACAGATGTTAAAAATACACCATTTACATCATCACTTAGGTCAATATCAGATGGTGCTTCAACATTACCACCAACTATAAATGTTTGTGCTAAAGGATCATAATATTCGATTTCAGTCATACCAAAATCAGTTTCATTAATTTGAAGATTTGCAGTTGCATTTGTAGTTAAATTTGTTTCAAGAACTGTTTCATTAGATGTAGTTGTTACTGTATTCTCCCATTGATTTAATGTTCCAGTAGAAGTATATCTACTTTCTCCATAAGAAATTTCATTACTTCCAGGAGCACCACGTTCATTTGTAGGACTCGATGTTAATTTAAATGTTTTAGTACCAGTCTCTACTCTAACTGAAGGAACTGGACTTGAATTTGGATTTCTTAAAAAGAATGTTCCAATTACATCTCCATAATTATCACTTAATAATCTCAAATCTTTAACATAAGCTTCTGCACCATTTTCTCCAACTAATTTCATACCTGTGGTTACATATCCAGAATATAGTCCTTGTGCTTCTGTAGATAATGCTGTTGTATCAACATTAAGGATTTTAGATGATAAACTATAAGTTTCTGAAATAGATTCAGTTTTATCATATGGGTTAATAGTGTATATTGATGTTGGATTGTTAAATGGTCCAAATTTATGTCTAGGACTACAAACTCTAAATTTAATTAACTCTACACCATCTACATAACCCGTAACAGTCTCTCCTACAACAAATGCATCAGTAGCACCTGAAGTATTTAAAGTTGAATCTGTTGCAATTTCAATTAATTTTGGTACAAAATCAACATCACTTCTACCATCGAGGAATTGATAATATCTTGTAGATGGTTTAAGATTTGTTGCTATAAATTGAGTATTTCTTGATCTCATAAATTCTTCATCACCAGATGCTACTAACTCATTTCTAGTATTAACATCATCCACATTAAATGAAGTTGATTGATTAGAAACACTGCTACTACTTACACTGTTGTTTAGTACTCTAGTTTCTCCTACACTCATTCCACCATTTGCTTCAATTTCTGCAGCCTCTGCCATTGCGTGTTCATCTATCAAAGCAACACGCATAGTCGATTGGGTAATTCTGGTAGTATTAATTGTTCCCAAATCCAAGTTTATATTACTTTCAAGATTTTGAACTACATTCTGAGAATTAGTAATTCGAATATTATTATCTGGTAGTTGAATAGTTCTAACCCAACTATCATTCTGTGGATTTAATTCAACATTTCCATTATATACAACAACATGGAATGGGTTAACATTTTCACTTGTTGTTGCCATTGGTTGTTCTAACCAATCAGATTCTTCATATTTTAAAGTTATTGCATCTCCAGTTTTTTGTATATTAGGATCTAAAGTTTGAAAATTATCATTAAAATCTTGAGTTTGTGTAGTAACTTCATCAAGAGATGCTAATTGTGATGCAATACTATTTCTACTAACAATAGGAACCAATTCATTTAATCTTGTATTTACCTGCACTGCAGACAAATTAGAATCTATTGAAGTATAATCTTTAAAGGAATCAACAAAAAATCCACTTTTAAATCTATTTCTTCCATCAGCATCTTGAATTTGAAGAACTTGAGTATCTAATTCAAGTAATGATAATGTGGTTACTTGTTCTAAATTTTCTACTCTATCTTCAATATTACCAATATCTCTCATAGTATATCTTCTATTGTCAATTAAAGATATAGATGCATTTCTTGGATGATACAAATATGGAGGCAAATTAATTGTTGCAACTTGCATCAATGCATCATTCTTCACGGGTGGTTTGGGATATTTTGAAGATATACCTTTTTCCAAAATAAATTTACCAAATTTATCTAAATATAATTTATCAATTCTAGGTAAATAATAATCATAACCTACCATAGAACCTTCATTTGATGTTAATAGGTATTTTGGACTAGTACCAAAATTTCTAGCACTAAAATCAAATGGAGATTTCCATTCACTTGTAGGATCAAATACAGAAACTCTAGGTCTAAAATCAAGAGTATCAGATGCTCTTATACCATATTTTCCAATAGTTGGAATATCTTCCAAATATCTTTCTTTATCATAACTTAAAACAGTAAATACATCTCCATCATCAGTAGATGGTATTGAATAATAATCAAATACAATTAATAATCTTCTAGATGGTTCTTTAGCAGAATCCCTTCTAACAATTCTTGAATAATCATAATATTCATCTCTTTGTCCTTTATCTACAGTAAATGATTCAGTTATATTTTTATAATTACCCAAAGTAATTAACTCAACTTCAGTATTTAATTTAGATTCATCAAAGACTACAGATTCTCCTGAAGATAATTTATCACTCGTCAAATAAACAACTTCTAAATTATTTGCTGATGGTGATGAAACAACTCTTGCTATTGCTTTACTTGTACTACCTATTATATGTTCTCCAATTATAGCATTGGTATGAACACTAGCAGTTGATGTAAATTGAATCCTATCCAATGTTGGATCTGAATTATCTAATGATTCATAAACAGATACTACTTTTGCTACATCAGGATAATTTAAACAAATCTCTTCGTCTTGAACTCTTACACCATAATAAATGCTATGAGATAATCCATCATTTAATGAAGTATTAACACCCACTCCAGATTGTTTATATTTAGATCTTGAAATTACAATAGATGCACTTCTATTATATTGTTTTATCTTGCTTTGAATACCATATTTAACAAGTGTAGTATCTACTACAAGATTATCTGTTTGACCTGTACGTAAACCATTAATAGTTACTTGATTATTGGTAATATTGAATTGACTACTATCAATAGAAGCTTGAGCTCCTGAATCTTTATAAGTTACAGAATACCTTTCTTGATCGAAAGTTTCATATGCAGCACTAGTGATTCCTACTGCTGCAAGATCAATTGAAAGTTGACCATTACTATCAGTATCTTCATCAGTTATTTGCTCAGAAATAGTCAATGTAGATCCAGTAAGATCTGTTGAAGATACATTAGAATTTCCTAAAGGTGCAAATAATCCTCCATTACTTCGTATGTTAGGTGCCATGGCAAATACATCAAAGGTTGCTGTAGTAACACCAGTAGCATTACCAGTAGTTGGTAATGCATTATCATAAACATCACTAACAGCAACACCAGTAATACTATCTAATGTAATTGTTAATCCATCAGAAGCAACAGCACTTACCCTATTATAAGTATCCGTACTAAATCCAGGTCGAGAATATGAAATAATTGTATCTGTTGTTATACCACTGAATGGTTGTGAAGTAGAAGTACAAATAAATGAAGTTTTATTAGGAGCTAAAGTTGGAATTGTTATTTGATTTGTTCCACGCATTCTAAATCTTTGCAGAACTGTATTTGCACTAAATTCAGGAAATCCTGTATGTCCACTTTGACTTACTGATTTTATATTTCGAGTTCCATATGCAACAAATTCTTTAACCATTCTCGATAAGTCTACTCCATTAACTAGTAAACCCTCTCCTTTGGAAAAATTACCAGAAGTTTGTCTTAAATAGATATATTGAGTACCAGCACCAGCATAAACTACAAAACCAGTAGCACCACTACTTTTACCTTCTATAAAAGCACTTTGAGGAATATCATCAGCATCAACACTTTCATTTAAGGTTAATTTAGTCCATGTTTGAACATCATATAATCTTAAATCATATTTTGTAGATGAATCTACATACTTAGTATCAGTAAGATTAAATGTATATATTCTTGCTTCTCCAATTTGAGCACCTCCATCTCCTTTCAATCTATTATATAATTTTACAGTTTCTCTTTGTTTTGGTGTTCCAAGTACATTATTAACTTGTATTAGAGTTCCCATATTAAATGGAATCATTACATTGGATAATGATTCTGTATCTCTTGGCTTATCTACATCAATAATTGTTGTTCCTGGTTTTTCAACATCATATCCCCTTACATATGCTTTTCCTGGAGATATTTTAACAGACATTAAATCATCAGAAGGTTCATTTCCTTGTTCTGTCTTTTCATTATCAAAGTATATACCATTATTACCTAGCCTATTATTTAATGAATTATGTACTGATGGGTTGAATGGATTTACAGCATAATCTCCAGACTCATCATAAGTTCTTTCTGCCAAATAATCACGAATTACATTATATTGCGTTTTTGTATTGAGTTTTTGTATCTTACCATCTTTAACTCTTAAAAGTTCAATAAAATCAACATCATTAGTATCAGTTATTAATTTTTTGGTAAGTGATAAACCTATTTTAAATCTATCGGCACCAGGAGCAGCATAATTAGTAAATCCTTTAGCGTTATCGTATAAAGACTCATCTTCTTTTGCACTAACAATTGTTTCATCAACCTTTAAACCAACTCTATATGATGGAGTATTGGTATAATTATCCAAAACTATGGTTTCTTCTGCAACATTTACAAAATAACCTCTAACAAAATATATTCCGTTACTAATAGATGCAGCAGATCCTATAGATGTTGCATTAGATGATATTAAAGATGCAAAAGGTGTTCCTGCAGCAATTGTTGTATTTCCATACTCTACATTTTCAGTAGCACTTAAAGATTCTCCATCTTGGAATTGACTGAAAATGAAATTATTATCAGAATCTATATATTTTACATATATTGTTATATCATCAACATTAATACCATCTACAAATTCAACATGTTGAATTTTTGCTGTAGTTCCAGATACTTGACCTGTTATTTTCTTTCCTATAAAATTTTTAAGATATAATGAAATATCAACACCAGAATTTGAAGAATTTAATTTTACTGCATAAAATTGTCCATCATAAGAAATACCACCAGGAATAATTACACTCCCTTCCTTGAACATATGAGATCCAAAGGACTGTATTTGACCTTGAAGTACTGATTGTAAAGTTGTTAATTCTCTTGCTTGTACAGGAGCTCCTGGCTTAAATAATACCTTATAAAAATTCTTTTCAGAATCAAAATCATCATAGTAGGGACTAATATTTAAATTTGTTTTTTGTGTCATTTTTCTTTAAAATTCCAAGATGATTTTAATGTCTTCTTTTTGTCTAGAATCTCTTTGTACTAGAGGTCTATTATTAATATAAATTACTTCACCTGTCTTTTTATTTATCTCTGGATTTGCTAGTCCATTTGTAAAGACAACTCCTAAATTTATATCTTTAGAGTTCACCGTGGTTTTAATTCCACTAAATCCACTATCAATAACACTAGTAAATGGACTAATATTACCAGCACCTGTATCATCTGCAGGACTTGCGAATGATACTACTTTAGAAACTGAACTAACAGTACCCCAATCCAGTTGATCCTTTGTATTTCCAAAATATAATGATCTATCTTGGAAATACTTTAAAACTTTAGTTTCATCATCATATGATGCAACATATCCTTTTGCAGTTCCGCTACTATTTGTTTGTTCTATTTTAGTACCAATAGTAGGATTTGAGCTAGTTGAAGATATTTTCACAGAATATAAAGAAGAATAATCACTTCCAGTAAAAATATTATCTGAAGTATATTGACTTGGATTTTTTAAAATTCCTACTTGACAGAATTTAGTATCTATTGGAAAATCTTTAGTTGCATCATCAAATCTTGCATATACTAGTACTTTATCTGTACCTAATTCAGTGTAAATATTATATCCATGTCCTTTAGAAGGTGGAATAATAGGTATTAATTTTGCTGGATTTGGAATAGAACCATCAGGTTGTAAATTTCCCAAATCAACTACACCAAAAGTATATCCACTTCCACCAGATACAACTACAGCACTAGTTATTGTTCCTGATCCAGGAGCTACAGTTATTGATACTTTACCTCCAGTTCCATCTCCTAATATATCAACTACCCCATCTTTATAATTTGCTCCACCATCAGCAATATATATTTTTTTAATTTGATTTAAATTAATATCAGAATTACCTGCTTCTCTAACATTTTGAATTTGATTATCTGTTGAAGTCTCCCATTCATTAGGAACAACAACATATTCTGTAGAATCAAATTTTATAATATCACTAGGAGAAACTGAAAATAGATATTTCCAAACATACCCATCACCACTTGTTCCAGCAGCTGTTGGTTCTAAATCAGTAAAAGTAGGTTCATCTTTAGACGGATTACCTTTAAGATTATCTCCAGAAGAACCATTGTCTATACAAACATAAACCCTAAAATCGCTATTAATTACATAATAATTTGAATCATATAATCTACTTAAATTAGAATTTGGTGCTGGATTTGCATTACTATAATCATGTCTGTACATATCATAACGTGTATTGCTAGACCAATTAACTCTTCTTATAAGTCTTCTAACATTAGCACTAGTTACTTTCTTACCAAATAAAGCAGCATCTCTATATTGAGAATTATATTGCAAATTATCAACTGGATTTAAAGTATCTGTATTCCAGGAACTTTCCGAATCAGTTCTTCCAAAACCTGAAGATGGAGTTGCTGGATTAGGTAGTCCTAAAAATACATAATATGAATTATTAGTATCTAATACGGAATCTACAAAATTACCTGCATTCAATATTCTAAATTGATCTGTTACTATGGCTGGCATCTTAAATAGTTTTTTAGATATTTATAATAGTTTTGGAAGAGCACCAGTACTTCTCAATCCAGTACCTCTTCTCTGTATCACTGGGAATGTTGTTATTCCAACATCTACAACATTACCAGTTACTGCTATTGACACTGGAGAACTCGACCTAGTTCCTGTTAATTTACCCCAAGAGAACTTACCAATCGTCTTTGTACCCATTGAAGTTGCAATTCCAACTGGATTGCTATGAATTAAAGTAGTAACAATACCTGTTGTTCCAGAATAAGAAAAACTATCAATGATGTATATATTATCTAAGAATGTAGTTCCTATACCCACTACAGCAGAATCACTTCCTGTTCTATCAATTGATGTTGCACCATATCCTAAATTAGTATCAAATATATAAAGTGGATTTCCTACTTCCATTCCTGTCCATCCAGCAGTAGACTTACTTACAAAGAATTTAAATCCTAAAGTAGAAATACCAACAGTCGTTGTAGTTATACCAGTTACAATCCCAGAGAAACCTTGACCATTAACATTAGCCATATATTCGAAAGTTGGATTAGGAACTGAAACTACAATCTGCGGTGCAATTGTATATCCTGCTCCAGAATTAGTAATTGCAAATGAATTTACAGTTCCAACTCCAGATATACCTAATGTTGCAGTTGCAGTTGATCCAACACCCACATATGCATTACTTTGAGCATCCCATGCCTTAATATTAGGTGGTGCAGAAATTTTAATTGTAGGTGCTGTATTATAATTAGTTCCACCATTAGTAATATGTAATCCAGATATAGTTCCAGCAGCAGATACAGTAGCAGTTATAGCAGCAGCAACTGGATATGAATTGTTAGAAATGGTAATTGTTTCATAATTAACTGCATTATCATATTCAAACAATTCTATAGAATCAACAAATATAGAAGTTTGTGAAGTTCCTACATTACCAATTATTTTTGATACTGGATAGATTTGTGATTCTATAGAATCTCTTGATTTATATGCTACTTCACCATTAATAACACTTTCAATTTTTTGTTTAGTCCAACTAAGAGGTTTATAATTAACATCATCTACCCCTTTACCAGAATATACATTGGTCTCAAATTTATCAGAATAAGATAAATCATAAATTGTTCTGCTATCCTGTGTTTCAGTTTCAGCATCTTTTCTATGAACCCTTACACTATCACCTCTTTGTAGGGTTTTCTTTATACCAGTAACTAAACTATCATCAAGATTTCTTGTACCTCTATAGAAGAATATTGCAACATTATCTTCTTCTTTTGGTGCTGTAGTAAAGACAAATGATGTACCACCCTCAAATAAATATGATTCTCCTGGATTTTGAATTATTCCATTAATAGTAATGAATAGATTATTTTGAAGATCTACATATGAACCAGCTTGAGACTCAAAACTGAGTAGTTGATTATTATAATAGAGTGGGAACCTTACTCTCTTACCATCTTGATATTTTTTAATTGAATCAATAAAATCAAATTCACCAAATTGCCAAGCAGCAAATGTGTCTGTAAAAATTTCATCAACAGTTAATTCTAATTCTGATACAACATTCTGCAATGTTCTAGCAGTAACTAAACCAACAGGTTTAATTACATCTCCACGTTTGAATGCATACCCATTTCTAGCAATTTTATAATCAGTAACTTCAAAAGTATTAGAACCTAGATCAACAGTAGAAGCAGCACTAACAGCAATATCAACTAAAAGACCTGTTCCAGTTTCATCAGTAACTCCTTGTCCTAATCTTGATATTCCCTTAATATTAAGATTTGAATAACTTGGATCTGAAACAAATACTCTAGGATTGGTATAATTTGTACCAGCAGCACCGATATTAAATGTTAATGCACCACCACTTCCATTTGGAGATTTGCCAACATTCACGGTAAATGATGTGGTAGTTCCAACAGTTTCAACACCCAATACTTTACCATCTGTCCAATGGAATGGATCAGTTGTTCTTGGATATGAATGAAGAGTCTTATGACTATCTTGAGCACATGTAAATGTTATAGCACCTGTAGAAATTCCAATGAAACTAGTTGCTTTCTTAACTGCATTTGTAGCAGTTCCACCAGTATAAGTATGAGCATAATTTCCTGCTGTACTAATACCAACTTGAAGTTCAAATGTATTAGTGGTTTTATTAGCAATTGATATCCACTTATTGTAAATTGGATCAGTATTTCTTGGATAAGTATGACTACTAACACCACCATCTTTATCACATGTAAATGTTAATGAGTTTTCAGCAATCTTAACATAATCACCATTACTAAATCCATGAGATGCCGAAGTAACTGTCATTATTCCTGTTGTAGCAGTATAATCAGCACCAGTTATATCTTTAGGGAGTGCACCACCTAATAGATGTACTCCAGTCGTTGTAATTGTTAATACACCAGTAGAAGGATCATATAAAGTGCCAGATGTTGCACTAAGATTACCAGGTGTGCCACTAAGTCTTCTAATTCCATTAGTTGCACCACTTATAAAGATGTGTGTATTAACTCCAACTGGATGTGCAGTTATAGTTGCTCCACTACCACTTGATGCAGCACCAACATTAACCTCAATGGTATTCAATGTAGTAGCAGCAATAGATACTGCCATATTATTGTATATTGGGTCTGTTACACGTGGATATTGATGAGATGTTGAATGATTATCTCTAGAACAGCTGAATAGTAAAGAATTAGTACCAATTCCTATTGTATTACTAGTAGTAAGATTGTGGTTATTAATAGTTAATATCAATCTACCAGAATGAGACTCATAGAACGCATCTGTGGGCGTTAGAGCACCTACTCCAGCGACAAGAATAGAATCAGTATCAGCACCTATGAATCTATGTTCATATCCTTTATCAGTTACTGCTATTCCAATAGAAATAATATCATTATATCCTTGACCATATGTTAAATCACCATACCAAGGCATAACATCTCCACTACCAACATAAGTATGTGGAATAGTACATACACCAACATCAGCAGTGAATGTATTTACTGAAGCAATTCCTGTGATATTAAATGGTCTATCATTAATAGTGTCTGGGAATATAGTAGTAGTAACTCCTGCGTGTTCTGCAGTACATGTAAAATGAAGTCCAACCATAGTAACTTCATTAGTTTCACCAATAACTAATCCATGCTGCTCTACAGTTGTTACATCCATTAATCCAGTTACATTATTATAGGATGCAGTACTAATTGATAGAGCAGAACCAGTTGTAGCAAATCCAACAACTGATGTAATAGAACCACCAGCACCAGTTATAGGTCTTATTTGTGCTCCTAAAAGAGGTGCATATCCAATTCCACCAGTAGCACCAAGTGAAACAACAACACCTCCTCTTGGTAATTGATTCATATTTACATCTGATTCGGAAATATAAACTTCTCCACCCAAATCAGTACCATCATTAGTAGTAATACCACTAAAGCGAACAGTTGATACACCTGCTATATTTACTTCTGGATCTATTATTTCAAAATTATTTTCTGGATTATTTGATGTAGATGGAGTTTGGAATATACTATTAATGAATAAAATACCATTTCCACCAGTAGTTCCAATACCAGCAGTATTTGCACCACCTACTGTTAAAGTAAATGATGTAGCAATACCTGTAAATTGATCTGAAATATCATCATATATTTGGTTTGTATCATAATTTTGTCTTAAAAATACTCTTCCATTAAAGTCAGACTTTGGAAAATCTAAATTACTATTATCTTTTAGAATTGTTGGGGTTCCTGTAGGTGGTGTAATGAAATGAATATTCTTACCTACAATATTATAAGAACCTTTATAAAGTCTTACATTTGATCCATCTGTATGTGATGTTGCAGAAGAACCAACTACAGCTCTATCAACATTAACTATAGTAGATGCTCCAACTCCAGTTATTGGTCCAATAGCAGTTGTCCCAAACCCAACATTTCTAACTTTTACATATTCATCATTAATTCTTAAAATATCTTCTGGAGCTATTGTGCCAATACCACTAAGAGCAAATATTGTTGATGCAGTACCAATTTGACCACCATTTCCAGATAAAGTATGTAATATTGGAGTATAAATTAATGGATATTGAGTAATATTATCAATAGATATTAAAGATTTCTCATTTGATTTTGCCATTGATAATTCATGAGCATTTCCTTCTCCAGATGACGCAAATGTTGCATTAGTTCCTGCTTCTGCCAATGCTCTAGTTGTGGCAATTTGGAAACTATCATCAGTAACTTTAATAGCAAAAACTGATGAAGGTAAAGGTGTACCTGTACTATCAGTCATTGCAGTTGATCCAACTCCAACAAATGTAGCCTTGGGTGTGTATTTTAACTCTTCACCTGTACTAAAGAAATGATTTTTAATAGTGAAAGTACCAGTAGCTAAATTTAGATCATTAGAATCTTTAGGATTAAATGATTTTGCAAAAATATAATCACCGTTATATGTTGCAGGGAATTCAGTTCTATTAATTCTCCTACCTTTAAGTGCATTATATCCTTTAGTACTAATAGATTCTACGACATTTCCATAAGTAGCATCTGGTGGTGTATTAACAGTGTCAACAAAAGTATAAAAACACTCATTAAAAGATGATATTTTAATTTCAGATGTCATTGATGCATCTGGATAGAATTTTAATATAAAATTATCTCCAGAATAAACTCCACCAAAAGTACCAATACCTTGAGCAGAATCATAAGCTGTAGTACTTGCAACAGAAAGAAATGGAGATTGTTGAACATAAACATTAGTTGTTCTATCATTAATTGTTAGAACTTCATGTAAAGCCTTTGATACTCCCATACCAACTTCAACATATGATTTAACAGCATTAAATAAATTTTTATTTAAACTGAATACAGTTGTTGCAGCTGCAGAAACAGTTGATTCAAAACTAGATTGATATATTGAAGTTCTTTCTTGACCATCATCCTGTGTAGTTAATTTAAATCTATAAGTACCTTCACCAGTTGCAGTTGTTCCAAATCCAACAATTTTGGACTTAAGACTAACATCATGTTCTGTATCATTAGTATAATTAAGTGATAATAATCCAGATGAAATATCAGCATTAAATGATCCTATAGGAGAATCAGAAGTAAATTTCTTATCAGAATCAAAATAATAATCAGAAATATATGTATTAGTTCCATCATGTACTAAAAATATATCAACAAAATTCATTTCTCTTGTTGTATTATCAATAACTTGTGTATTGACAAATAAAGAGTTAAATTTATGTGTCCCAACTCCTATAATTGAACTTGTTATACCTGCTACATTTGTAGTAGAAGCAACACCCACAGCAGCACCAGTTAAATCAATAAATCCTACTGTTTGAGTGCCAATCCCAGATGTGGAACCATCAAAAATAGATTTTCTATATTTTAGATCATAATCAGTAAAAATTGTATCTTTAGGAGTAAATCTTAAATAACTATCATTAAATTCATTAACATATATTGAGAATGTTCCATAACTTTTGTCTTCAAGATGATTAACTTCAGTACCAGCATTATCTAAACTTCCTTTTTCCAGTAAGAAATTATTATCACCATCATTTAGAATAACTAATTCTGTTAATTGAACTTGATTATTCTCAAAAGCTTCATTTACTCTTACTAAAATACTATCGTATGAAAGTGATGAACTTAATTTAAATAAATCAACAAATGTATCAGGATCATCACCTAAATTAGAAAATTGTTGATTTATATTATCAATTGGTAAAACTGCATTAGTTTTACAAATAGTATAATCTGTTAATTTTTGTGTTTTTAATTTTAAGAATTTAGATGAATCTCCAACTAAATCAATATCTATAGCAAGATCAAAATTATTAATAGTATCTACTCTATTTTCTTCTAATATATCTTTTATTACAATTGAACCTACAGAACTTCCAATACCCACGTTGGTAGTTGAAGTTATCCCAGTATCTGAAAAATTCTTTAATCCACTAGTATGAACTAAATTGTTGACAGGAGTACTTGACTCTTTCCATGTAATAGGACTTTTAATAGTGTATGAAAGATTTTGATAGTAATCATTATCTGGAATTACTTGGTTATCTTCATCTAATTTTCCAACACTATCTTGCCAACCAATATCTTTTTTATTTGAATAATCAACTAAAAATCTACCAGTATTATACTCAATTAATTCTATTGTTGCTATATTTCCAGATTGTTTACCAGTGATATTTTGATTTACTGATAGTTCATATGTACCATATACTTTAATTAATCCTTTTATATCAACATCAGTAATTACTAAATCTCTTTCTATATTATCTACAATAAGTTTTTCACCTACAATAAAAGTAGATTTTTCTTGAGTAATATTAAATGAAGGATAATCATCTTCATGTATAATAGTTCCAATTGAATCTTGGATAGTTTTAGCAATACCAGTTGTGGTTGTTAAACCAGCCACATGAATTGTTACTTTATCTTGTACTCCAGATTTATCATAACTATAAACTTCGAGGAATTTATATCCATAATCTGCAGAGTTAAATCCAGATCCTGCAGTACCAACTTTCTGTATTCCTTCTATGAATACCTTATCACCAGTTTTAAATGGATCTGCTGAGAAATTTAATGGTGGAGTTGTTAAAGTACAAGTAAATGTAGTTCCTATACCAGCAGAAACAGAATCAACTTCTACAATACTAATTCCATTTGAATTATTTTTAGTGTATAATTTTGTAGTTTTTTCAGAAAGTCCTTTTGGTGTTTGTTCTATACGTACTTTACTAATAGAATTACCAACTACTTCAGCTTCTAAAATACCACTATCAATTACTTTTCCACTATCAGTATTTACAATTACAATATCTGGTGCTTTAGTATAATTTCTACCACCATTTGTGACTGTAATAATACCTATAGTATTAGAATCTTTAATAGTAATTAATGGAGATATAAAAGCAGTTGGTTGTAAAGTTTTATCCGAAGAGTATTCAAAACCTTCATTAATAATTCTCACTTTTCCACTATTTCCTATAGTATTTGATTCTGCAACTATCGAAGCATCTATTCCATTAACAGAATTTGTTGAGCTAAAATCTGGTACTTTTTTATATCCACTTCCACCAGAAACAATATTAATTTTACTTATGGGACCTTGTGCACTTACAGAAGTAGTTGTATATTTTAATATAGAGCAATCTGAAGAACCATACGATAATCTTTCAGGAATTTCATCTAAATCAATATTAAATGTAGTAGTTCCTACACCAGAAAGAACATAATCTGAAGTATAAGAACTATCAACAAATAATATTTCTGAATGATTATTTACTAAAGTATCTGCAGTACTCAAATATCCAGATTTTTCTAAATTATAATATAATTTTGTAGGTAATATATTTGTAGTTGTAGAATCAGTATTATAATTAATTGTTACTGCGGCACCCACTACTCCTCCAGTAGTATCAATACCAATTATGGTAAATCCAGAAGTTGTAGCTGTGGAAACAAATTCATTCTTAAATTCATTATCATAGAAAAGTTTAAAATAATGATTATCTAATGAAGAATCAGATACATCAAAAACTAAATTATTACCTCTAACTGCTGTAATTCTTGGATTAATCGGTGATATGGTATGAGTTTGCCCTCCTGTATTTGCAAATCCAATGACAGTGGGTGGATTAACTTTGGAGTCAATAAGTGTTTCACAAAGTTTAATATAGTCATTATTAACCTTATAGGTATAATAAGAACCTGTAGATAATCCAGAAATAGGTAATGTAGACGAATAACTGACTCTATCTCCAGTATTTAAATTATGATCTAATATTTCAATTTGATTAGTTGTCGTATTAATCTTAGAAGCGTCAACTGTACGTGGGTTAATTATAATATTTTTAATATTATCATCCCATTTAACAGATACTGAAGTAGCAGTTGTACCTACACCAACAGCAAATTTTGGTAAAGATGTCAATTCTACTTTATCACCCAATCTCATTCCATGATCAGTTGAAACAGAAACAACACAATTAACTCTGTCAAGTGATGCTTGTTTTTGAATAAATTGACTTTCTATTAAAAATTCATCATTATCTTCTAATTGTGCTACAGTATTACGGAAATATACCTCTTCATATGCATCACCAGTGTGATCAGTACCAATACCAGTCTTTATTCCAATAGTGTTTATTGTCTTATTAACAACATATACATTAGTGGTAAGTCCAGATGCTGGTAAATTAAATGGTGTTGCTGAAACATTGGTTGAAATTGAAAGAGTCCCACCAGTAGGTATGGTTAAAGTGACTGCTTCATTAGTCTCAAATGGATGATTTTCAATATAAATTGTCCTAGTTGGAATAGTTCTTGTAACCTGACCATCTCCAAAATCAAATGTTCTAACATTTGCATAGGATCCAACTGTTGCTATTCCAGTTAAGGTACCAACTCCTATAGATTCACTAGCATTAAAATATGCCTTTTTATTAATAGTAGACTCAAAATAATCTAATTTTTTAGGAATTGTGAATGAATCTGGTCTAAATTCTAATTTTGTAGATATACTATGGGAAGTTCCAGGTAATCCTCTTCTAATTCTAAGTATATTGAGATTTTTATATACATCTAATAATTTTACAGTTTCACTTCCAATTCCTATAGTACTACCAATAGAAACTTCTGGAATTTGGTTTACATATATTTCTGTAGTAGCAGCTCCTGGAGATGCATCAGTGCCAGTAATTGGTGCAATAAGATTTGCATAATATGAAGTAATACCTATCTTATGTTGGCCATTCAATTCTGTAAGATAAGTACTAAATCCAGAAACTACAATATTATCACCTTCTCTTAAATTATGTTCTGGTAAAATAGATACTTTTACTTTACTTTCATCTTCCCATGTAAAAATTGCTGTTGGATAATTTTCTATAGTAGTTTCTACATTAACTATATCTTTTCCTTCTATTGAAGATATTTTTGATATTAACCCATTACCACTTGTACCCTTATTATCAAAAGTTAAAACATCATTTACTTTATAATTATTTCCTTTGTTAATAATATTCATACTATTAACAAATCCATCAGTTACAGATTCAATAACTGCTTTTTGTCTTGTAATTTCATTTGTTTCAATAATAAAATCATTTCCTGCAAAATTATCAGATATTTTATATGGAAAAGTATTTCTAAGTAAATTTGAATTATTTAAATCAAAATCTTGATCTAAAGTAATATTATCAGATAATGTACTACATCTATATGAATCACCTACAAAATATGGAAATTCTGGATTTCCATCATTATCAATTGTAGCATAGTATGCGTAAACACCATTAGGAAATTCTGGAGTTTTTGCAAATCTACCATTATGCTCATCAAGATCTCCATTACCTATAAATTTATAATCTTCTACAAAGAATCCCTCTGGGAATAGTGTAGTTGATGGTCTATCTTCAATGTTAGAAGCATCTTTTACATATCCAGTAATTAATCTTCGTGCATTATTACTAATTGAAGGATCTTCATATCCATATGAACCATAAATTGGATTACCATCATAAGCCCACCCAATTATATTAGATGCAACACTTCCATCACTATTTTCATTAAATCTTTGTCTTAAAGTATCAAAATATCCAGAAATTGAATATTGTAAATTATTATTAGATTCTTCAAGATATTCACTTATTGGGGAATTACTATTTCGACGATTTTCCGCAGTATTAACTGATAATTTTCTGACTTTACCATCAATATATGCATTAGATCCTGCAGATTTAACTAAAATAGTAGTATGTAATGGAGTTGTGGAATATCCAATACCTGGATTTATAACTTTAACATCAACTATTTTTCCATCACTAATAACGGGTCTCAATTCGGCACCAGAACCTAATTCATCTCTTCCACTAACATCTTTAACTATTAAATCGGGAATAGAACTATATTCCTTTCCTCCAAATTCTATATTTACATTTGTAAGTTCAGTTCCAATAACAATTGGTTTTAATTCAGCATTTTTACCACTTTTTATAGATATATTTGGTTTTTTCTCAAAATTTAATATATCTGAACCATAACCAGCTCCGCCTTCATATACATATGCATCAACAATACTACCCCTTACTATGGGAGTAGTCGTGATTACTTGAGAAGTACTACCAATTCCAGCAGAAGTATAATTTACATTAACTTCAATTGGAAGATAGTAGAAGTTATGATAACTACTTCCAGCTCCCACAGATGTAATATTTACAGGTTTTCTTCTTTCATAGAATGATGTTATTGTTCCTCCTACACCAGCATTTGCAACATTGAAAGAATGATCATCTACCTTTAAAATTCTATATTGAGTAGATGTTGTTGTTATTCCAGTAGATGTGGTTAAACCTGTAATATCTACTCCAACACCACCATCTAAAGGATCATTAGAATATAATATCTTATCGCCATCATTAAATCCATGATTTTTAAAATTAATAGTGTTACTAACAGTATTAATTCCTGTAGGCTTAACAATTAATTTTCTATTAGTATACCCACTACCACCATTAATTACATCTATTTCTGATAATGTAAATTTACTAGAAACAGTTTTAAATTTATGAATTCCTGTTGAATTAATACCACTAAACACAATAGTATTGATTCCACTAGAATATTCACCAAATGATGGATATAGTTTAACCGTCAAATTATTGTCAATTGATGTAAAATACCTTCCACCATTAGACAATGTTGATGTACCAATACCAACTCCTGTTGCTAAATTATTATTAGAATCATATATTACTTCTTGACCATCAGTAAAATAATGATTCTCTAAGAATATTAATTGAGATCCTCCTATTGTTACACCACCAGAATTTACAGTTCCTCTTCCATCAAATTTAACTTCTCTAGATCTTTTTGTAACTATTGGTTCAAGAACTGCTCCTTCACCATTACCACCACTTACTGTAACTGAAGATACGTCAGCAATATCAAAATCTAATTCATCTACATAAACTTTTTCAACACTTCCACTAATTACAGGTCTAGCATAGGCAGTTGATCCTATTCCAGCAGAAATTGATATTTTTGGTAAATTAATAGCATCATAACCACTACCACTGTTTAATACATTTAAAGACTCTAATTTCCCATAATATACATTATCATATGATTTATAACCTTTAATCTCAACACCATTAATCAACATTCCAATATTTTCTGGAGTAGTTAATTCATTAGATCCATTTTTAATATTTGATGGTAATGCAAATTTCTTTAATAATTTTTGTGCTCCAATTGTAGAAGATCTCTGTGAATACAATGTAAATGTATGTGTACCAAAATCTCCTGATGGTGGTGAAAGATTTAAAGATACATCATCTTCAATAAAAGATGATGAATTATATAACTTAATAGATTGTCCATCAGATAAAACTTTAACATAATATGATCCTGTTATTAATCCACTAATAGGGACACTATCTGGCTGATAATATACCCTGTCGCCAGTAATAAATGGTGCTTTATTGTCAAATTTTATAGTAGTATATTCACCATTTGATAATATATCAGTTAAATTACTAACAGAATTTATTTTATCAGAATTAATATTTTTTGTTATTTGATAAGTATATGGTGCAGTATATCCTTCCATCCCTGATGGTAATGAATTAGATGCAACATATGCATATTCATCATCATCTTTATCAACATAAAGATTTTGTATGTCAGATATAATTTTATCATTTCCATATTGAATTGGGAGTATATTACTATTTGCTTTATTGATCTTTCTTCTCAATGCATAAGAAATACCTGAAACAGGTGTAAAACCAGTAAACTCTTTTAATTGTATTGAACGTCCATTTATATCAACAATATAAGGTTCTGAAATAGAACCAAAATCAACTTCACCATCACTAAACAAACTTGTAGTAGTTGAATTAAATGATTCTGTTGTAGGATATACTACTTTATCAGAACCACCTAACCCATCTTTTTCTACGATTTCTATTCTATCTCCTATTTTTAAACTTGATCTATCAATATCACTTTTAAGGGTTAATGATAAAGTCTCTCCAAAATTTAAAATATCATACGTAGAACTAGTATTGTATATCCAAGAATTTGCAAATATTTGTTTATAAGTTTTAGTACCTTCTGTTGGATTTTCTATTAAATCACCAAGACTCTTAACTGAGATTATATCACCCTCAGAAACCTTTAAATTCTTAGATACTTGCTCGAATTTAGATAATACTCCAGTTAATCTTAATTCTACACGTTTTGAAGAGTCTCCATCTTCAAATCCATAATAAATTTCATCAGATCTAATATTATCAGCAATATCTATGTCTTTATTAACTCCAGAAGATGAAGACCATGTGCATCCTATAAATTGATTGATACTTTTATCTGAATAGGTAATACTATTAATACCAGATATTACCATTCCAGTTTTTGCAAATCCAACTGTAGAATCTACAGAAATTATAGAAGAACCTATAGAAACTTCTTCAAGACTTTTTGTACTTGGTGTGATATTAAAATTACCTTCAACATAATTATTATCATCATATCCTATGAAGAGTGAAAGTTTAAAATATTGCTTATTTTCTCTCGTAAATGGTTCAACTTCTGATATTGATGCTAATGTATTAGAATCTGTAGATTTTGTAAGGGTTTGTCCTACTAATTTTGTAGGATTTCCAGAAATTATTTCAGCAATCGCAACTTCTCTTCTAATATAGTTTGCAGAAGATGGCTTAATTAAAAATTCTTCTAAATTTACTACAGTTGGTGTTACTCCATATAAAACATTAAAAAGAATTCTAATTGATTCATCAGTTCCTTTTGATTGATAGAAAGATTTTACTTCTTTTATAAAATTACTAACATCTAATTTTTTATCTAAATTAATATTTTCAAATCCAGGTGCAAAAGTATATCTTAATTTTTTATAAAAATCCTTAAGAAATAAGGAACTTAAATTCTGTACATTCTTATTAGCAAGATGTCCATCCTCAGAAGTAGAAGAAAATACAAGTTCTTCTTGACTTACATCACCGTGATATGACGTAATACCACTAAATCCACGTTTACATCCAGTAAATGTATTAGTTGTTAGACCAGTATATGTAATTATTTCATTATCAATCTTTAATAGTCCATATTCTGATGGAAATCCTTTTGTACTATTAACAGTAATAGTAGTATCTGTAGATGTAACATCAGATTCAAGAGTAGTGCTATCTACTACAACTTCAGGTGTTAAATTATCAAGTTTCAAATATTGATCTAAATTTTCTGCAATATCAACAGGACCACCTTGATATTCTTGAGAAATATAATATTGCTTTAAAAAATCTACAGCTTTTGGATTTTCATCCAAAAGAAATTCAGGTAATTGGTTATTAATTATCTGTTGAATCTTTACTCTAGATTCAAATCCAGTCTTTATCATATTACTGTCTTATTAAATTCCCATTTAAATAACTTGATGTATAATAATCTCTAGAGAATAATACTCCAGATATTTCATCGCCAGAAGCAATTACGTCTTTAACCATATTTATTGAACTTGAAGAGATGTTAAAATTCAAATATAAATCTTTTAAACCGAGAATATCATTGGATTCAGGAAAAGCTTGTATCTCAATGATATTATTAGATTTAACTGTTGACGTGATATTTATAGTATTTAATAGTATTTCACCTTTAATGTAATCAACAGTTCCTGCAGATTTAACAACAACCCTAGTTTCTTCATTACTAACTGGTCTTACTATTGATATAATTCCAGTTTTCTTATCACTATTAGGTATATCTGTCAAATATACTGTACCTGGTTCTGTTGCTATAGTAAATCCAGTCGATTTTATATTATATCCATCTCTATTTACATGGAATCTATTACCAAAGCAAAGTTCATATTGTCCAAATTGATTTATTAATGCTCTTAAATCTCTTCTAATTCTTACTTTAGTAATATTAGATGTTATGGCACCATCAGTAATATCAATTAGTTGCTGAATTTTACTATATTTAAATCTTCCACCAAATGAATTTAAATCCACTGAATTGGAATAAGTAGTCAATGTATTGATTACACTTTCTTTTAATGAATTTGCAGTAGATACTTTAGTGGCATCATAATATACAGAAGAATCAATTTCCACATATAGTATTTTAATATCTTCTATTCTCTGTCTTATACCAGATATAGAGTATTGTTTTAATTGTGATAAAACTCTAGTTTTATTAAAGTCAGAGATAAAGGTTCCATTTTTTGGTTTAATACTAATAGTTACAGTTCCATATTCAGGAGGATCTAATTCTTCACCACCAACAACAGAAACACTTTCTGTATCGGGATATATCTTCTTAATAATAGCCTCGTAATCACGTGCTGTAACCGCCCTGCTCTGTGCTGAATATATCTTAGGTGCAAAATACTTAATAGAGTCAATTGACTCTATTTCACCCCCATTCTGAGATGCCTGGTTAGTTGTAACAGATATATCTGATGGATTGAGAAGAGTTCCACTAGATAGTTCTAATCTTCCAGAAAAAGCAAAATTCCTTACCCCATTACCTTCTTTACCATTACTAATAATATAATTTGCAGTAATTATATTACCATCATTATCCTTACCAGTTCCTAATTTTTTACCTATTAATCCATCACCGAATAATAATTCATATTGTTCATCTTGCACTTCTTGAAGAAGATAAATTTGAGATAGGGAAGTTACACCAATAATATTATCTACAGGAAAATATTGTATTCCTAATCCATTTTCATTTTCATTTTTAATATACACTGTAAGTGTAGAAGTATCAATAGATGAATTATTAATAATAAATTTTTGATCTAATGATCCATCATGTGTAAATTGTTTCGTTAAGTATGTTCCTTCATATATTTCTATATTTTCAAATGATGCTATAAAATCACCTGATGCTGTTTCACCAAAAGTTCTTGTTATATTTTCTGGAATTGAAAATACATATGAAGTATTATTGACATTTCCTGTACATATAAGACCTCTCTTGAGCGTCACAGTGCCTGATTCATTACCATCAGGTCTTTTTACACTGAACGTTATTTCTGCCTTTGCTGCCGTCTTAGAACGGGGTACATATCCTATATTTCTAGCTAATGAAACTACATTTTCACGAAGAGTTGCAGAATCCAAAAAGGATTCATTAACAATCATATTAGAATTAATTGCAGTAATATACGTATTATATGCTAATGTATCAAGTAATATCGAAAAATTAGACCCTTCAAAGTCGAAATCCGTGAAATCTGAATTTGCACGAAGATAATCCTTAATGGAAGTCTTTATCTGATCAAAATCTAAGTTTGTGTATTTAGTAAACCCCATTTTATCTCGTTGCTTCTAAAATAAATGTATATTCTTGTGATGGAAACTCTTGTCCAATAATATCAAATAGAACAGTTACTTCAAATGAATTTTGTTCTGGTGTAGGATTAACTTGAACCTGTACATTATTTACTCTTGGCTCAAAATTATCAATTGCAGTCTCAATTTGACTCTGAATAACTGATGCAGTACCAAAATCAACGAATCCAAATAAGCTACTTCTTACTTCAGAACCTAACAATGAGTTAAAAAAGCGTTCAGTAGGTATAGTTTCGACTATATTTCTTACAGATCTACGTATCGCATTCTCATTTTTTAATATTGGTAGATCTTTTGTGATTGGATGAGGTTCAAAAGACAATGTTATGTCTTTAAATGCCCTTGATATCCTTTTAATCGCCATAAACAAGGAGTTTTTCTTTATTTATACGTGATTTTACATAAAAAAAGTGCCTCTTTCGAGACACCTCGGTTATTTTCCTTGTCCTCGGTACTTTTTACGAGCCGAGTTACGAGAGGTTGCCGAATATTTCGTGTGTTTTCCGTTTCCCTGACGAGTTTTTTTCGGAGAAGTAAGAATTTCTTCAGAACCCCATGCTCCAGTCTTTGATTTTACTGCCATTTTGCTTAATTTGCCTCTTTTTTGGTTGAAAGTTTCTTTAATACCTTGGTTAATGACTCAGAAGGTAGTAAAGCAGTGATAATTAGTCCTAAAAATACTGATATAAGCACTTTTGATGACAAAAGTTGCAATATAAAAATAAGAAAGGCACTAATACCGAAAATTTGCCACTTGTTTTTGACTATTTCCAGTATCTTTTCACTCGTTATAGGTGTTTTTGATGCCATTTAGTCGTCTTGATAAATTTCAGTCCTTAGATCTTGAGGACTTGGAAGACCTGTCTGATAATATTCAATTGACAAGTCTTCCATAATATCAAAGTACTCCATCTGTGATAAATCAGAAAAAATTTGTTTTCCTTTACAATAGATATTGTACTTATCTCTTGCCATTAGATTACTCTTGATTTTTCGTGCCCGACTCGAACTCTTGGATCACACCAGATTTCGAAACCTGCCTCTTTTGCATCTAGGCAGAATGAGACATCTTCGCCACACATGTCTTGGACTTCGCCTGATTCGAAGACTTGCATCTTAGGAGCAAACCATGGATACTTCATTTCTTCGTGTTCGAATACTCCATTTTTAATGAGTAACCATCCAAAACCTGTATAATCAACAGTAAATGGTTTGCGACGCTTTGAGATACTCTCTACGGTTTCATGATTCATTACTCCACCATTACTTCTGAAGTCTTCCTCATCTAACCAGTGTGCGACACTTGTGGTTCTACCATCTTCTGTGGCATACCAACCACCAGCAATGTCTTGATCCATTAAGAT